CCTAAAACTGGAATAGACTGGGAGGCTATTATACAGTGGCTTAAAGATAATTGGCTTACGATTCTTAAACTAATTTTAAGTTTAATTGTCGTATTAGAACCACCACCAAAAGAAAGATAAAACCAATCAATGAGGCTGACAGGCTGAATGCAAATATGGCGAATGCCCGCAGGCTTGTAGGAATAAAACAGCCTCTGAAAATACTAAATGAATGAACGAAGATTTGATACGTGAATTTCGGGAGGCGGTGTCCAGTGGACTATGTAGTCGCACATTGACAACCTGTTCTCGGTGGGCTGAATACCGACGAGTAATGGGAGAACCTTTTTCAGGGCCCTATAGATTTACATATCATCCTTGGTGTCGAGAAATTAGTGATTCAAAAGCCTCATTTAATACTGCCATGAAGGCAGCACAAATGGGCGTGACGGAAGTTGCAATTAATCGGGCATTTTACACGGTTGATGTACTGAAAAAAGATGTATTATATGTTTTGCCAACAAGTATCAATGCTAGTGACTTCAGTAAAGCTCGTTTCAGTACGGCTTTACTTAACAGTGATTACCTCAAGTCCATATTTACTGACACAAATACTGTCGGTTTAAAGCAAGCTGGAGGCGTAAATCTTTATATTCGCGGCTCACGGGGAGACAGTAATTTAAAATCAATTCCAGTCTCTACTTTGATTCTGGATGAAGTTGATGAAATGGACCAGAAACAAATTTGGCTGGCGTTAGAACGACTAAGTGGGCATATAGAAAAATGGGTTTGGAGTATCTCAACCCCGACAATTCCTAAATATGGTATTCATAAACTATTTTTACAGGGGACACAAGAACACTGGACTTTTCAATGCCCGCATTGCAGTAAATGGACTGAACTTATCTGGCCTGATTGTATTGAAATTATTGGTGAACATGTTAATGATCCATGTTGCAAAGAATCATATTTAAAATGTAAAGAATGTAACCATAAACTAGAACAAAAAGATAAACCAGAATTTTTAGGCATGGGTAAATGGAATGTAACTGCTCATGATTGTGATCCAAGTCATCGAAGTTTTTATATTAATCAACTTTATTCATATACAGTAAATCCGAGTGATATTGTTATTGCCTATTTTCGTGGTGTTGGAGATGAAGCAGCCTCAACAGAGTTTCATCAATCTAAGTTAGGACAACCTTATTTAGGTGAAGGGGCACAAGTTAGTGACGAAGATATTGAATCATGTCTTCGTAATCATACAAAACAAGATGCGCGCCCAGCAACGGGCGGTGGACGTTTAATAACAATGGGAATTGACCAGGGTAAATGGAACTATATAGTTGTTGTCGAATGGACTGTAAAAGAAATGGGACGAGATATAAATGTTGCAGCGGTTGGTAGGCTACTGTGGGAAGGTAAGTTACCTGGGGATGAGTTTGATAGACTTGACAATTTAATGAGAGATTGGCAAATACTTAGTTGTGTAATAGATGCCGATCCGCAACCAAACGATGCAAGACGATTTGCAAGACGATTTCCCGGATACGTTACACTCTGCCGGTATAGAAGAGGACAAAGTGGCAAAGAGATTTCAGTGGTTGAGGATGAATTAGGAACTCCTACGGCAACTGTAGACAGGACCTCGTGGCTTGATGCCACATTGGGAAGATATAAGACACAACGATTATTTTTACCGAGAGACTTATCAAGAGAGTATAGAGATCACATTAAATCATTAGTCAGAACTTATGAGAAAGATAATACAGGAAATCCAGTAGCTCGATACGTGGAAACCTCAGCAGATCACTATGCTCATGCCCAGAACTATGCCGAGATTGCTCTACCTCTTGCAGCCTCATATATGACAAACCGCAATATTGGAGCTTTTCTATAATGTCTGCCTAGTAAATGATCGAACAGCAGTTAAATATTTAGAGCAAAATAAATGAACGCACCAAAACAACTTGTAACTTCAATCAGGCATCCCAACTACCTCCGCGACATGAGTTTTTGGGACATGTGGCGAGCAACCTACGAGGGTGGCGACGACTTTACATACAGATATTTGCAAAAATTTAATGAGCGTGAGTCCAAGACTGATTTTGAAAGTCGCCGTAATATAACACCAGTTCCTGCATTTGCAAAGGCAGCTATTAATGATATAAGAAACTCTGTCTTTCAACGTATGCGCGATGTGCTTCGGAAAGGTGGAAGTAGCACATATACAGAAGCTATTGAAGGACTAAATGGGGGTGTGGATCTTCGTGGATCCAATATGAATGTTTTTATGGGCTATCAGGTTCTAGCTGAACTATGTATAATGGGACGCACAGGTGTATATATTGATATGCCCGCCTTATCTGCCCAAACATTAGCAGATACACAGGGCGCTCGACCCTACTTATATCAGTATCCAGTGGAAGATATACTCTCCTGGACTTGTTCCAAACCACATGAAACCACTGACTTTTCTGCCATTTTACTTCGTGATCGGGGTGTAGATTTTGGTGATTTAGATGGGTATAATTTTAGACTGCCAGTTCAACTTCCTTCAGGTTCTATTGAACGGTATCGACTAGTCTACATAAATCAAGATACTGGGCGCGTCAATGTTCTTTTTATGGATACTTCTGGAAATACAATTGATCCTTATACCAATTTACCTACACTAGCTATACCAATTGAACTTGAACTTACCAAAATACCATTTGTAATGTTAAATATTGGTGACAGTTTATTAAAAGATGTATGTAAACATCAAATTGCTTTATTAAATTTGGGATCAAGTGATGTTGCTTATGCACTAAAGGCTAATTTTCCATTTTATACAGAACAACGTGACCTTCGTGCTGTTGGAGATCATTTAAAGCATGCTTCAAATCCAGATGGAACCGCAACAGTAGGTGGCCAAGCAAGTGGTGAAAATAATATCAATGTAGGTGTTACACATGGTCGTGCCTATGATTTAAAAGCAGACAGACCTGGATTTATTTCTCCATCATCTAAACCACTTGAAGCATCTATCAAGTTACAAGAAAAACTAGAAGATAATATTCGGGCACTGGTAAACCTAGCTGTGGCAAATAAGATTGGCCGACCCATTTCACAAGAACAAAAAGATATGGATCCCCAAGGTGTGGAAGCAGGCTTGGCATTTATTGGAAGTATCCTAGAAAATGGCGAGAGAAAAATAGCAGAACATTGGACTGCATATGAAGAACGACGAAGTGAAAATCGTCAGATTCCTGTTGTAAAATATCCTGATCGCTATAGTCTCAAATCCGATACAACTCGAATTGATGAATCCCGAAAATTATCAGAAATTATGTCTCAAGTTCCCGGACGAACTATTAAACAAGAATTATCAAAATGTATTGTATCAACTTTACTTTCAGGAAAGGTTTCTGTTGATGTATTAGAAAGAATCAATACAGAAATTGACACTGCTGATTATACAACAAGTGATCTAGATACCATTATTAAGGCTAGAGATTCTGGATTAGTGGGAGAACAAGTAGCATCAATGGCCCTTGGATTTAGAGATGATGAATATCTACAAGCTAGAACTGATCATCTTGATAGAATTATACGAATTGCTCAAGCTCAAACATCAGGAGTTGGTGCAGAAGTCACAGTAGAAAATCCAGCTGCTCGTGGTTTAACTGATATGGCTGCCGATCCAAAAATAGAAACTAAAGAAGAAAAAGCAGTATCTCGGGACACAACTTTAAGTGATACAACCAAAATTCCAGTACGTGGTGAGGGGAGAAAATAATGGCATCCTATTATGGAACATTAGTTAAAGCTGCTGATTATTTTTCAACTCGCTTACATACGAGTGCTTGGGATGATTCTTCAACAACTGATCGACAAAAAGCTTTATATATGGCAACTCGTTATATCAATAGATTAAATTTTAAGGGTCAAAAAGCAGCAGTCTATACCCTTATAGAAGCTAATCCAGAGGCAACTCATGCCGAAATTCGCGCGGCCGATGCTAGTCAAGAATTAGATTTTCCACGCGATATGGATACAATCGTTCCTTCTGATATTGAACTAGCATGCTATGAACTTACATTAGCATTATTAGATGGAGTAGATCCTGACACCGAACTTGAAAACTTAGGAATTGAGATACATAGTTATGCCGGTGTAAGAACCGCGTATAATAGGGACCAACAACCGATCGAGCATTTGATCCATGGTATTCCAAGCGCACTTGCCTGGCGATACTTAAAACCATTTTTACGTGATGGTAGAGAATATCGAATCTCGCGGGTAGACTAATTATACCTTAGTAGTGTTACTAAGGGCTGGTTCCGAATATCACTTGATTAACCAGTGAATCACTTTGATATTTATAAACCTAACTGGGTGGAGTTATGAAAATGGTAGAAAGATTCTTGAAAATTGCTTTGGCTTGTTATGAGAATGATAATGATGATGTAGCAGCTGCAGCTGCAGCAGCGGCAGAAGAGGTGGCAGCAGCAGCAGTGGCAGAAGAGGCAAGAAAAAAAGATAAGGGACCCAAGGTATTTTCTCAGGAAGATATTAATAGATTCTTAGCTGATGATCGTCGAAAGCATTCACAAAAATTTGAACAACTTGAGGCTGCTTATAAGGATGCTTTAGAAAATCAGAGTTTAAGTAAGGAACAACGTGAACAACTAGAAGCAAAATTAGAAGATTTACAAAAGACATTTCGTTCACGCGAACAACAATTAGAACACGATAAGAAACAACTAGAAGATAAGTATGCTAAGGAAGTTAAGGATTGGGAATCTAAGGCTACTACATGGGAACAAAAATATAAGCAAACATTAATTGATAGATCACTACAAGATGCTGCGATTATCAATGATGCTTTTAATATGGCCCAGATCGTCTCATTACTTCGTCCAATGACGAAGTTTGTAGAAAAGACAGACGATCAAGGACGTGCTACCGGTGATTCTGTACCAATGGTTGATTTAACAGATATTGATACAAAAACCGGGGATGCTATTATTACTCGGCGTACACCAGAAGATGCTGTAAGACGTATGAAGGAATTACCCACCCTCTTCGGTAATCTCTTCAAGTCGAATGTTGTTAGTGGTGTGGGTGCGGGTACTGCAACCGGCGGCAATATGTCGGGTTCTGGTCGTATTGATCCTACGAAGATTTCGGTGGAGCAATATATGAAGTTACGAAAAGAAAACCCAGAAGCTTTGGGACTTCAAAAGACAAAATAAGACTGGGGTGTAGTAATCAAATAATAATTTAATCTACCTTTGGAGGTAACATTAATGAACAAACTGTATCTTATGAAGGTTGCAGTAGCTTGCTTCGAGAATAACAATGACGCATTCGTGCCAGAGATGTGGGCCATGGAGGGACTTGCGGTCCTAGAAGAGAATATGGTCATGGCTGGACTAGTCCACCGTGATTTTCAAAATGAAGTTGCCAATTATGGTGACGTGGTAAATACGCGCCGACCTGGTACCTTCAAAGCAAAGCGGAAGACCGATTCTGATAGCATTGAGCTACAGGATGCATCTGCAGACAATGTACAAGTGCCTTTGAATCAGCACTTTTATATTAGCTTTACAATCAAGGATGGAGAGGCCAGCAAGTCATTCCAGGATCTACTACAAATTTACGTAGTTCCAGGTATGCAGGGTATTGCTCGTGGTATTGATCGCGTAGTCTGTGGACAAGTTCACCGATTCCTAGATAATGTTTCTGGTAAGCTTGGTGGACTTACTGGCAGCAATGCCAAGGATTATTTACTCGAAGTTCGTGAGACTTTGAATAAGAATCTAGCTTATCCAAACGGGCGTCGGCTCGTTTTGGCTCCAGCTTCTGAGACTGCTTTGCTCAAGACTGATCTCTTTATCGCCGCTGATCAACGTGGTGACGGTGGATCAGCGCTTCGTGAAGCCATGCTCGGGCGAGTTCTTGGTTTTGACACCTATATGGCTCAGAATCAACCCGGTGTTTATGGCGCTGCCACTGTAGATACGTTCACCAAACTAGTTGAGATGGGCGCTGCTGTTCCTGCTGGAACATCCACAGTCACCGTTAATGCTGCTGGTGCTACGCCTGACGTAGGGTCGTGGGTTACACTACCTGGTGACGATCAGCCACGCTACCTAGTAGCTGGGTCTGGCGATACCACGCTAGTATTGGACGCCCCCACCAAGTACGGTGTTGTAGATGGTGTTAATGCTGTTGTTTACGCTAAGTGTGATGTTGACGGTCTCAAGGCTGCTGGTTATACCAAGGGTATTGCCGTTGACGGTTACACACCTGGTAAAGAGCCCCAAGTTGGTCAGCTAGTTGCCTTTGGTAGCGTTGCAACTCGTCATACCTACACTGTAATTGAAGCCTATGAGAATCCGTCAAATGCCGCGCAGACGATTCTTTGGCTTGATCGGCCCCTTGACCGACAAATTGTTGATAACGAGGACTGTTTCCCTGGGCCAATGGGCGCGTACAACTTTGCGTTCCACCGGGATGCCCTAGCTCTCGTAACCCGCCCCTTGGCTTTACCAAACTCTGCCATGGGTGTTCGAGCCGCAGTTGCTGCTTATAACAATGTTGGAATGCGTGTTACAATGCAGTATGATATTACAACTCAGGGTACCGTTGTAACGATGGATCTGTTAGCTGGTGTTGCTCTACTTGATGTTAAACTTGGCTGTGCATTGCTTGGTTAGCATAATTAAATAAGTCTCGGGGACAATTAAGTCCCCGAGATTCCTTTTAAGTATGCAAATTATAAAAATTTGCAACCTCTATGGGCGCGTGAAAATATTGTAAAAGGAAACAAATAATGCCAGAGTTAGAATTTATTAAACTTCTGCAAACTTTTGGACCATCTATTGCAATAATCGCATTTGTTCTATGGAAAGATTTTAGACGTGAACAGCGTTTTATGACCAGAATAGAAAAACTTGAAGACTATCAGAAAAGAATACTACAAAATCTTGTTGAAAAAACTACAACATCTTTGGTACAAAGTTCAGAATGTCTAAAAGCAATAGGTCATATGATTGAACATTTGGCTAGAGTTTGTCCTAAAATGATAGGTAAAAACTGTGACAAACTTGAAGGAAGTGACTAATGACTGTCATGAATTATGGCTTGAATAGAAGAATTCGTCAAACCTTGTATGCTTTAAAACGAGGTTTTGGTAGCACTGTCAAACTGTATAAATTGATTGATACGGAAACAGATTATAAAACTGGCGAAAAAGAATTCAATTCAACTATAATTACTATTCATCGTTGTATTGTCCTTCCTGCTAAGGTACAACGAGAAGTTGTTCAATCTATTTCTATTATATCGGCTAATAAAGAATTTGTTTATGGTGGATCATATGATACCAATACACGAATTTTTGTTATTGATGCACGAGACCTACCAAAAAGACATATTATTCAAAATGATGATTGGATTGAATTTGAAAACTACCGATATAATCTTAAAACTATTGAAGAATTAGAACAGCATACTGGCTGGGCAATTACGGCAAAACGAGTAATTGGACCAACTATAGTCGATGCACAACTTATCAGTGAACCAGAATTCACACAAGAGGGTAATCATGTTGAACCCTAATTGGGCACGTTGGATTATGGCATCAGTAGCAGTTTATTTTAAATCTGTTACTGACACCTTAAAATTACCACTCTTAACAGAGGGGGTGGATGACCGTGAACCTGAAAAGTTGCACTATAATCACGCAGAATTGCGTGTTAATGGACCGTTTATTATTGAACCAAGTCACAACTATTACATTTTAAACGTAGACATCAACGTACTATTGACTGAACTCATGGGTGCTGCAAAAGATAATGCTTATGATATTGTAACATGGTGTGGGGTTATTCAAGCCGCTATGGCTGGACCAATAGACGTGTTCCGTTATGGAAGTGAAGAGGGGGATGATCAGGAATGGATAGGTTGCCTGGTACCTCGACAAGGGCGATATGATTCTAATCGAACACTCCACTTTGGACAGATTAGTCGAGTAGATCGTGTACGTCAGTCTGAGGTTGATGGACGTTTTAAAATGGAACTCTTTTCGGAGTAACGTTACCAGACGTAAACTGGGTTAAATGTTAAATAACACCTATTTTGGAGGTATAAAATATGGCCAGAATCGAATTGCGTGACTGCACGATTCGTATTAAGGACGGTCTCAGTGGTACGGCTGTTATCGACGATAGCCCAACGGCTAATGATACAACTGTAGATATTGATACTATTGTTCTTAATACTGATGATACCGATTTGGTTCCAGTTGGTGCTCGATTTCAGCCGTCTACAGTTAATCATGATACAATTCATGTTGTAACGGCTCGTACACCAGCTTCAACAAGTCCTACAACTAGTATTACTTTTACGCCTGCTTGGGGCACACCAACTCCGGTTAATGCCGATACTTTAAATTTTCTACCACAACAAATTGAAGTCAAGATTGGCGAAGGAAATTTAACTTATACGGAAGCTAAGGAATATGAGTATCTACTTGACCGTGGTGTACTTGATACAGTTAAAGAAGGTGATGAACAACCAGTTGAAGTTGATTTAGAATTTGTTTATGAGCATGTTACAACTGGAACAAGTGAAAGTATTTCACCAGTGGACGCACTAAAGCGTAAAGGAAGTGCATCCGAGTGGGTTAGTTCATCTAGTGATCTTTGTGAACCATATTGTGTTGATATGGAAGTCGATCAAGTTGCACCATGTGGATCATCAGAAAATGAAACGACACTCTTACCTGAATTTCGCTATGATAGTCTAGAATTTAATCTACAAGATGCGACAATTTCAGTAGCTGGAAAGTGTAATGCAGTGGAGGCAACAGTAACAAGAGACTAAGAAGTTTTAAATATCAAAGCTGGATAACTTACAATCCAGCTTTGATTTCTTGACTTGTAAGGATTATGGGAGAGCAATAATGAGAATTGGTGGTATTATAGTAGCAGGACCAACTCAAGAAGTTCTGGTTCTACCTCGCGGCGAACAGGCTTTAATTATTCGGGCACAAGCAATCAATCTCGATGAATTTGATGCTTTATGTCCTGAACCAAAGCCACCAGGAAAATTAACAAAAGATGGATGGATTCCTGATACAACAAATGATAATTATCGTCAAATTATAGATAACCACAATGAAAAAAGAATTGCGTATCTTGTGGTTAAATCTTTGGAACCTAGTCAAATTGAATGGGATACAGTACAAATAGATAATCCACGAACATGGACAAACTATGTACAAGATTTCAAAAATGCTGGAATAACAACTATTGAAATCAATCGTATTGTCCAGTGTGTTATGCAAGCAAATTCCTTAGATGAAGCTAAACTTGAACAGGCGCGAAAGGTTTT